TTCCGGCATCGGCCACAGTGATCCGAGAGTTACTGGCTATTGTCACGCCATTGGAAAAGTCTGTGGTGTTAAATGTGACTGCATAGGCCGCTGTGGTGCTGGCCGCAGTCTGGTCTGTCGAATCTTGGAAAGCCCCATGGGGGTTATTCATAAACCGACCGCCCCTTGGCCCAAACAAAGAACCAAGCACAAATGACAGTTTCTTAAAGTAAACAGTCAATGCACCATTGTTTTCATTGAAATGCCTGCGCTCATAGGTCTCGGTCGGATAACCGAGTCCTGGTGGAGCTGGATTCTCAAGTTGTTGTGTTTGGCTGGCCATGGGCTAATTATGTCAGGACAGACAGCGCATGGTTGATGTGTTTGATCCGATCATCCAGACCAATAAAGCCGCCATTGATCTTCTTGGTTAAGGTTTTATAGTCTTGGGAGTCCGCATACTGGTTGAGCTTGTGGGTGTCCCAAAACCAACCCGCAGTCAGGGCAGCATACTGAGGTGTAGCCACAAGATCGGGGTTTGCCCAGAAGTCAACACCCAAGGCCTTGCCAGCGTGAAAATACGAGCTAGAGCCTGTCAATTGGATGCAACCCCTGCCGCGAAAACGATACCCATCCCCAGAGGCTTCATCTCGGTTGCCCATCCGATTTGCGTAAACAGTATTGGCAATGAGCTTTGGATTTCGCTGGCAGGCTTGGGCCTTTTCAGCATCAAAGCGCTTGGGCCATGTCTTCATCAGTCCGGCAGCAGAATATGACAGACCCTCTTGAAGTATTTTAAAATTGCCACACTCATGGCCACACTGACCAATAAAGGCAGCCTGGCGCAGGGGCGTTGAAATGTCAAAGCGCTGAAAAGTCTCATTAAGCGCATCGACCCACTCTGGGCCAATGTGCAGCCGTGCTAATTGCTCACTATTGACCATTGACTATGCTCCTCACTTCGTTGTAGGCGCTGACGCAGGCGTTGAGCTTGGTGATTGCTTTGTCTCCTTCGGCTGCGAGGTCGATAAGAGTTGCAATAGTCTGTCGCTCAAGTTCGCTTTCATCGGGCTGGCTGGGTTGTGGATTTCCAATGGTAATGGTGGCACTTGGACTGGCTTGTGGACAACTTGGGGCTGGGAGGCGCAGCCGGCCAGTCCTAGCAAGCTCATGCATAGCAGACTGTTTTTTCTTGACATCATCTTGGGCCTTTCTGAGTTTCGTTTCCTGGTCAATCAACTTAGTGCCAAGCTCTGCCTCTTTGGCTCTGGCCTCATCGTTCTTTTTGGCAATGGCAATCTTCATGTCATTGTCTCGCTCTAGCCACCCGTAGTGGTGGCCCACTCGGTATGTACCGAATAATGAGACCAAGACGCCAACAATGAGCCAGGGTAAGGGTATTGGTAACATCAATCAGTCTCCTGTCTGGCCGCTGCCAATTGCTCGCGCTCATGGTCATCCTCAAGATGCTCTGGTGGCGTTGTGGGTGGTGGGCCAGGGGTCCAAGACTCGTCAAGCTCTGGGTTGGTCCACTTGGGCATTGCACCAAATGGCTGATTGGGGATGCCATTGGTGCTTGCGTTAAAGCCGTGATTGTTGCTGTAGCCATACTGGCCGTAGCCTTGCATTGGCTGACACATCGGCTGCATGGATTGTTGGCCACCAAAAGCCTTGGCGGCAGTCCCCACAGCCTTCTTACCCATAACCGCGCCAATGCCACCCACAATCAATAGAACGATATCGTTCAGCATCTTTGTATATGCCTGGTCAATGGGGGCCATTGATTTGATGGGCTGGGTGACAAAGGTCACTGAGTACAAAAGCGCCACCACAATGAAGCAGAGAATGCAAGTCACCGCAATGACCACAAAGCCCCAGACCCTGACCTCGATCTCTTCAGTTGTTAGGTTTAACTTCATCAACTTTTTTCTCCAGTATGGGTGCGACCAGATACTCTGGACATTGCTGAGTGAATAGACACTTTGGCTTCTGGCACTCTGGCGCATGGAAATGGTCAGGATTCTGGCACTTGTACCTGTAGCGATCTTCGCAGCCAGTCAGCAGTAAAAGAAGCAATAGATATCTCATTTGCCTAATCCTATTCTACCCAGCAGTAAATTAACGATCCGGTCCGACAAGTCATCCGGCAAAAATTTGAGAAAGCCAAGGGCATATAAAGCCACACACCCGTAAACGAATATCTTGAGGCATAGGTCAAAGGTCTTTTGATACTCATTCACCGACCACACCTTCTTGTTGTGGCACAGAATTCCATCAGCTCATTGACTCCAATGAACACCAAAAACAGAACAAAAGCCACACCGCCAATGATCATGGCAATTTCATTCATTTCATCTTCTTTGGCTTTGGCTTCTTTTTCTGCCTTTTTTAAAGCGCTCAATTCTTTGGCATCAGCAAGGTCCATTTCAGCCTGGCGCGCCTTGATTTTGTTCCAGACATCGATCTTGCCGGTCTGCATAAAGAGCATTTTCAGCTCTTCCTCAAAGGCTCTGGCCTGCTCTAGGGCCATCTCAATCTGCAAAGCTGTCCCCATGTTTGAGCCTTTGCCAGACTGCTTGGCTTGAAGCATGGCCTTGGTAGCAGTTGACTTGGCATCGAAAAGTTTGCCAATCATGGGCGCAAGTGAGCCTAAGTCATTGGCAACATTTGCTGCCTTTTTGACCATTGAGATGGCTGACTGGATACCCGCTAAAGCGGTCATTGGATCGATGGGAATCATTTCTTTTCTACCTTTTTCCATTCAAGGCAAACAACCCTTCGATTGTAAACATCACCGGTCCATGTCCACCTGATGCATCGATATTCGGCAGCTGCTAATAAGACTAGAGCATAGATCACGGCCACATCAAAATGATGACAAAACTGCCCCAAATGACAAAGACAGTTATGCATACCGCAGCAATGATTGCCACGGCCCAGTCTTTCATAGCCCGAAAATCTTCTTGACGAATTCGGCAGCCACACCTGGTCCAAACAACACGGCAATGATTACCGCATAGAGAAGATATTCAATCTTCGTCATGCGCTTGTCCCCATCGCGCAATGACTTGTCTATGTTGTTGTATCTCTCTAAGCAGATTGCTTCATGCACGGCAAGCCTTTTGTCAACATCGGCATCCATGATTCATTAAGGCGCATCAGGCCATGTGATGGTCCAAGGGAATCCAGACTGGGCAGTTACATCACGCAGCGCCTGGCGATAAGTTGCCCAGGCTGCATCCAATGTTGTTGCAGTCTCAGCAGCCTTGATGACGCGCCAGTCGCATTCGGCCAGCTTGGTGTCGCGTGTGGTGCGCACAGATTTGGCTTGCTCGACATCTTTGGCAGCTTTGTAAGCAGCCTCATGTTCGGCAGCAGTCTTGGCTGGCTCTGTCTCAGTGGCAGCTGTATCGGTAAACACTGGTCCAAGGATGTGTTTTGTGTACCACTTGCCATCAATCTGCTCAACACCAGAGGCTTGAGAGTATTGGTAAACATTACCACCTGTTGCTTGTGGGCCTTCAAAGACTACATCAGCACCCAAAGCCTCTAAGACTTCAGTTGTTGTTATGTCCCATGATGGGCCACCATTGGCTTTTGTGTATGCACGAAATTCACTTTCGTACATGACTTGTCCTGATTGTGTTCTGATTTGCATTTTAATTACCTCAAGCAATTGCTAAAAATATGTAGGTTGCGCCATTGGTATTGGCGTTAGAGCCAGACACCTCGTTAACAACAAAGCCTGTGCTATCTGTGTCTAGCCAATCTTCGCCAGTGACTTCTGCATTTGTATTATTTAATTCAAGGTAGGGGTCATTTCCAGAAACAATCCCTCGTGCTGAATCTGACACCATCCAATCACCAGTTGAGTCTGTGCGCTTGATAAGCACAAATCTTGCCCCACCAGTAAAGCCACAGTTAATTGTTTGGCTAGAGCCATTGCCTGTGTATGTGCCTACTTTGGAAACACCTGCACAAGTGGCAAATAGGTAGGCAACATAGGTTGAGCCAGAAAAGTTAACTGCACTTTCTGTATTAACAGTAAAAACGGTGCTAGTTGGAGAAGTGCTATTCCAAGCCGCATTATCTGCGGTGCTTTCTATTGTTGAATTTAGCGCCAAAACATTTGCTGCGCCAATAGTGCTGTTATATACGTACCAACTGTTTGATGCACTTCTTCTTTTGACAATTATTAACTCAGGCACTGCTGCCAAGTTATGAGTCAAAGTTCGTAAACTTCCCGTCCCTGTATAGCAAACCTCATCAAAGAAGCTAGGGGCACGTTTGAAGAACCAGTTAATGTAGGATGCAGTGTTTGCGTTTATATATTGAGCAGTATTGTCTGTCCCAAGTCGAACACCATCCATGGCATCAAATCCAGTTAGCGCATCTGTAAATGTTTCTTCTGCGCTAGTCCCTGTCTGCCTGAGTAGAAGTGTTGCCCCTCGCAGTCTGTCCCACGATGTTGAAAAATTAGCAGCTCGGTCTTTTATCCAAGCCAAATCAGGTGCAAACCCTACACCAGTCACAGTAGCAGTTGCACCAGTACCAGTTCTAGTCAAAGGCGCAAACACCTTAGTCGCATCCGTAGGCACTTTCATCGGGCCTCTGCGAATGGCTATGTAGATGAATGTTTGACCAGAACCATAATTAAATTGAAAGCCAGTGCTTGTTAAGCCAGTTGTGCTACCTCCAATATCCTCGGCTGCCGATGTATTTGCTCTTAAATAGTTAAGTCCTGAAAAGTTAACAGTCCAACCCCTCATAGTGTCAAACATATACCAATCATCTGCGTTTGTTGCAGACTTAATAAGTAGCCACTGCGGTTCATAACCAAGATTAACAGTTGCTGGACTGCCGCCAGTAAAAGACCCACACGAAATCACATTGTCTGTACCAGTTAGGCCAAAGCCTCCTGCGTCATGGGCGAATAGGTAGGCTACGTATGTTCTACCAGAAAGATTTGAAAGACTCCCACCTTTAACAGTAAAGGTTGTTGATGTGGGTGCAATGTATGATGTTCCATTTCCCCAAACATCTTCACCACTAGTAAACCAAGCTGTTGTGTCATTTAAATAGCCGTAGCCGTTACCGCTGTTAAAACCACGACTCCAACATACCCATTGAGCCGCATCGCTAGTGGATTTAACAATAATAAAGCCAGGCGTTGAGTCAAGACTGTGTGAAATAGCTCGACCATTAGTGCCATCACCCGTATAAGTCACAATATCAAAAAACTTTGGTTGCTTGCGGAATGTCCATGTAGCATACGTTCTAGGAGAAACAGAAAGACTAGCCCCAACAGAAAAGCCAGTTGTGCTTAGAGAAGTTACATAATCTGTCTCTGTGGTTTCGGCATCAGTTGTATTTGTTCGCAAAACCTTAGTGATGCCCCTTGCCGTGTCTTGCACTAAATTTGAGCTAACATTTGACCTAGATTTCCACCAAATCATTCCGCCTTTAGTGGACAAATCAATTCCGTTGTTGATGGTTACAGCCGCATCTGTGCCTGTGTAAAGTGTCGTACTGAACACATCCTCTATGTAGTTAACCACAACAGGAACACCACCACCAAAGGCATCGTAACTAGCCGCACCAGAAGTTGCTTGTAATGGCATGGTTTAAGCCTTAAATTGTGTGTTGCTTGCCAAGACTGTAAAAGTCGCACTACCTGTCTTGATGATGAGATAGCGATAGCTATCAATTCCACTTGCATTACCCGCAGTAGGCGCACCACCTAACCAACGTGTCGTAACACCAGATGTAGTGCCATCAACTTGCACAGCAGAGTTATAGTAAGCCGTAGAGCCTTGAGTGACCAAGAAAGCCACAGTCATTGATTGACCTGTACTCATCAAAGTATTCAATGATGTACCGCTAGAGCCTCTGAAGTTAACTGTCCAGTTGGCACTTGCGTTGCTTGTGTAATACAAAACAGACTGAGTGGTAATGTCGTAAGCAATAGTGCCAGTTGCTGCAGTTGCAGATACTGTCGCCACCTCTGCCGCATCGGTTAAAACAATGGCAGTTTTGCTGCTAGAGCCAGAAAAGGTGTTTGTGCCTGTAAAGGTTTGATCTGCTGAAAGCACAGCATCACCAGCAGCTGGGGCTGCAAAACCTAATGTGCCAGAGCCGTTTGTCTTCAAGACAAAATTGGCCGTGCTGTCAGCTGTGGGCAATGTGAATGCCGTGACAAAGCTCTGCAAGTTGGAGTCATAGGCCAGCACATCAGTGCCAATGGCCAAGCCAAGTGCTGTCCTGGCTGCTGATGCAGTAGCACCACCAGTACCACCTTTTGTGACCTTTAGCACTGGGCCTGCATCAAACAATGCGTCAATGCTGTCTAGGTCAGAATTGATCTTCGTTCCCCAGCTGTCGGTGGATGCACCGACTTCGGGTTTAGTCAGTAATAGATTTGTGGTGGTTGTATCAGCCATTTTTCACCTCATGCGGCAATTTGCCATGTTTCACTATTATCAGCAATTGCAGTCCAAGTTTCACTTGAATCACTAATTGCATTCCATGTTTCTGACTGGTCAGAGATCGGTGTCCAAGTTTCTGAATTATCAGAGATCGCACCCCAAGATTCTGCCGTGTCACTTTCTGCTTCCCATTTTAGTCTTGCATTGACCGCCATGGATGATGTTTCTGTGAATGCAATTGCACCAGGCTGCCTGCGCTGCGCATTTACCACCATGGCGCTTGTGCCAGTCACAGCAAAGCCAGAATTGCCAATGATGCTGGTGGACACTGTCAGTGTCGATGTGTCTGTGATAGTGGCCGCGCCAATGGCGTATCTTAGACCAGCCACCGCCATGGTGCTTGTGTCGCTGATGGCGGCTGCGCCCACCGCATAGCGCACCCCTGCCACGGCCATGGTGCTGGTGTCGCTGATTGTGGCTGATGCAGTTGTGAGCCTATTGGCCGCCACGGCCATGGTGCTTGTGCCGGTAATGGCCACCGCGCCATCAAAGATTTCATTGGCCTGCACAGACATTGTGCTGGTGGATGTGATTGCTATGGCAGCAGACACATACCTGATGGCAGCCACCGCCATGGTGGACTGGTCAAAAATCTCAAATTGTGTATTGGATACAGTAACACCAGCCACCGCCATGGTGCTTGTGTCTGAAATAATTACTTGAGGCTCAAATGTGCCTCTGGAGTAGTTGCCCTTGCCGTAGGAGCCGTAGCCGTAGCCTACCCTCGGATCAGAGTATTGGCCAACACCAAAATTCCCCGATCCATAGGCTGCCATATCAAGCCAATGTGATGCTCAAAGATGCGGCTGGAATGCGCAAGACATCACCATCATTGATGGTGCGCGCTGTGGTGAGTGGAGCCCAGGCTAATAGATTGCCGGATGTGCTTGCATCAAAGATGCCAGCCCAGCCGACTGATCCCCAGTTTCCACCGCTGGCAGCTGCAAACTCGATGGCCGCTGCATTGGTGAATGTCGTGGCCGTGCCAGAGCCGGATATCGTGCCAGTGACCACCCGTGCGTAGCCGCTGCCAGACACCTCAGTGCCGCCACCCGTGTCGCTTGGGGCGGCCGTGAAAAGGCCAACATACCAGGCAGTGGGGCGCGTGGCCGTGTTCGTTGTAAATAGAAAATTTAAAACTAGGTTTTCGGTGTAGTCGCTGAAAGATGACATGGTCTAGTCCTTATCCAAAAGTCTTTGCACGGGTAAGCAATGCACCACCAGAAGATGCACCGCGATCATCGGCAGTTTGCGCGTCATTTAAGGCTCGCTCATACAGCGTTGCCCATGTCTGGATTCTCGCATCATCTTGCAAGTATGGGGCAGCCTGGAGCAATGCACCATACAGATAAATGTCGGGACTTGAGGCCAAAAGCCAATTGCTTGAGACACTGCTTGATAACTTTGTCAACTTTGCGTAATAGGTCAGCTCGGTTGTGTAGTTACTGTCTGGTGTCGGGACAATTCTAAATTGGCCACCGACCACACCAAAGAATTTGGGCTTGCCGCTGGCCGTGTACTTGGTCATCTCATTGTCAAGCGCATCAATGCTCAAAAATGACAATGGTGTCTGGGGGTTTGTGCTTGTGAGTTTGAGGGATTTAACCTCCAAAAAGTCACTTGGCACAGCGCCATACTGCGCGTCAAAAGACGCATTGGCCCTGACGATCATCTGCCTGGTGCGCAGTGTTCTTTCAATTTGCGCTTCGGCCAGAGAGATAAAGTCTGGAATGGCCGTGGTTAGGTCCGACCGATTAAGCCAGTCACCAATAGATGTCTTCAGTTCCGCGTATGTAGTCAGTGCCATTATTGGGCCTCTTTTTCCATCTCTTCTTTCACAATCCAAGTGTGTTCATGGCGAAACTCAAATGTGCCAATGTGGCCAATTTCCTTTGAAACGTCATGGTCGATGTAGACTTTGTAACCCAGCTCTTGAGCTTTCTTACAAAAGAACACATCCTCACCCATGTAGCCTCTGGTGGTCTGCCATGGCATATCAAACCATGGCTCACTCATGCCCTCAAACACCTCGCGCTTAATGAGCATTATGCCCGTTCCAATGCTTCCCACCTCTTCCAATCCAGTCGATTCTGGCATGGTGTAGACCGATTGGCGCTTGCCGTTCTCGTCATAGTTCTGGGCAGTTGGGCCAGTGGGCATTCTGCGCCTGGCACAGTTGGCAGCCACAATCTCTTTGTCGTGCTTCAAGAGCCGCTGGACCATGTCCTGTGGAAACGTCATGTCCGAGTCAATGAAAAGAATGTGTGTGCAGCCCTCGGCCATGGCATCCAAGCAAAGGTCAGCCCTTTGGTTTTGGATAATCGTGCCTTGCATCAATTTCAAACTGATTGCGTCTGTGGTGTTGAGTGTGTGATAGGCCACCATATTGACCATGCAATAGGTGTAATTTGTGTGGACCTGATCACGGGCCGGTGTGCATACAGCAATGTAGTTCATACTTTCCCAGGGCGAGTTCTAAAGAATTGATTTTCGCTTGAGTTTAACCAGCGTTTCATGTACTCCTGGTCATCGATCTTGCCCTCGGCCTTCATCTTGTAATAAAGGGATTCGGGGATGGATGCCACCAAGTGCCATTCACCAGTCCAGTTGGCTTTCTCATCCACAGCGTTATAGATGGCCTTGTTGGCCTCAATCACCGCTGTGATATCTTGTTGGGTCTCAATGGTCACATCGCCAGTTTCAGCATTCTCATGCCAGATTCGTTTGATGCCTTGATCTTTGTTTTCGCTAAATAGTCTTTTGTGAATCATGTTAAAAAAAGGGCCAAGTTTCCCTGGCCCTTTCCTTTGCTTCGATTAAGAAGTAACCAAGTCTGCTGCCAGACCATGGGCATTTTCAGCTGTCACTTTGTGACCCCATTCCACGATCAGCATACGCTTTTCAGCATCGCCAGTCTTGGCCAATTCAACTTGCTGGTAAGGGCGCAGCACAGTCATCTTGGCGTAATCAGGATCGATCACCCATGCATCGCGCTCACGCTGGAAGCGGTTTGCAATCACTTGCACATTGCCAAAGTCAGAGACATAAATGTCAACTGCACCGACCAATGTGGCAGGCTTTGCACCACCATCAATGTTGAAACGGCTGGAAGCAATACCAGTGAAAGATGACACGCGCTGTTTGTTAACAGGACCGCACATCAAAATCTTAGGTGTACCACCTTGTGTCCACACTTTCTGAATCACATTTTTGAGAATGGTTTCAGTGAATGTGCGCACATTGCCATCAGTACGGGCGCTGTTTGGCAGCGTTGTGTAAGATGGATCAGTACCATTGGTCTGCTTGTCTGTGTTCGTTTTGATAAACGCACCCAAAGAAGCAGTCACACGGGCCGTAGTGGAGTCACCAGCGACAGCGATACCACCATTCAACATCACGAATTCTTGGTCGCGACGTAATTCCGCGCCACGCTTCGCAATTTGGTAGGCCAGTTCACTGCGACGACCTGCCTTGTTGACCACTTCTTCAGTGGCTGACAAGATGATTGTCTTGCGTGAAATCTGTGCGTAGTTTTGCAAACGCACAGTAGCAGTTACAGAGTCAAACGATGCAACATCATCACCCTCTAACTGGGCATTGGCAGCAGCTGCGGCCAATGTATCGGTCTGATATTCAAACAATGCGTTGGACACGTTTTCACGGCCAATGTTTGACATATAAGGCGTTTCTTCTGGTGCAATATTTGTAATGATATTGCTCAAATCTTCCCGAATACCCTTTGCAGAGTAAGTCAAGAACGTGTTACTTACGATAGCCATAATTTCCTCATTTCAATAAATGTTCAATTGCAGAAGCCGCATCATCGATGCGACCAGTTTTTGCAAGACGCTGCTTTGCTCGCACACTCTCAGTTGTTGTCGAAACCCGACCAGCTGCACCAGGCTTGGCTGTTCGTGGGCCATTGTTCACCACAGGCTTAATGCCTTGGCGCTTACTTACCATCTGGTCAAACAATGCCGCTTTGCGCAGCAGTAAAACCAGTCGGTGGTCGTAAACGCTCTTCAAATCTTCATCGGAAAAGCCTGCCGCCTTCGCAGACTCAATCACCAGCGCCTTTTCGGCCTTTGCCCTCTTGGAATCTTTCCATTCGGGCAAAGCGGCCAAGAGAGCTTCTTGCTGGCTAGCAAATTGGGCTTCCATGGCTCGCTGCTGTTCATACTGGGCCACTTGAGAAAGTCGTTGCTGCTCAGACTGAATAGCACCTAATTTCTCTTGTCGCTCGCGCATGACTTCCTTTTGCCTCACCCACTCGATAGGGTCCTCATGGTAGAGGCGCTCCAAATCGACTTGAGGCTCTGAAGACTGAAGTTGGGCTTGCAATGCTCCCAACAATTGAGCGTATTGCTCACGCTCGGCTCGGACTGCTTGCGTCTCTTGCTCGACTTGCTTTCGCACTTCGGCAATCTGCTGCGTTTTCCGAGTGTAGTCCTGAGTCCTGGAGTAACCTTTCTGGAGTTCGTCTAGCGTGACAGAAACTTCCTTGCCGTCTACTTTGACAGTGAAAGTCTGATGCTGTTCTTGCTCCTCTTGCTCTTCCTCTTCTTCGGACTGTTCCTCTGGGGTCTCTTCGTCTGGCGCGTCTTCCACACCAGAGTCATCTTCCTCAGAAGCCGCTGTCTCGGTGTCCTCTTCGGACTCCTCGACTGGCTGCGTCTCGTCAAGTTCTGCTTGTCCCTTTTCGGGGGCCAACATTGCCGAGATAGCACTGGCCGCATCGGCCACATTCATTGCTTGTATTTCTGCCATAGTATTTTCTTAAATTAAGGTTTTCTGTGATTTGCTGATAGCGTTCTGTGCAATTTTCCCGTTGTCCATTATTTTGATCAACTCTTGTCTTAGGCCATCAATGGCCTGCAACATACACCACGCTGTCTCGCGCCTCGCAGACTCTTCGGGTTTCGATGAACGAAATACCCAAAGTTGGTCGCCTTCTAATTTTGCAATTGCATTGTTGAGGGTTTCATCCTCTAGCAGCTGCTTGGCCTTTCGGCCTTTATTTACTTGGTCTTCGTTTGTCACTTACTGTGCCATTCCTTGAAAGGTTGATGGGGGCATCATCTCAGGCACTGGTGGCTGCGGCTGGGACACAAACTGTGCCGCCTGCTGCTGGGCCAACAATGCCTGCTGACGCATTGCTTCACGATCAATA